CGCACGCATTGACGAGGCCATTAAGAGCGCAAGGTCAGCATCGCCTGGCCGAGCGCACTTGGGAGCCTCGATCATCGGGCGCGAGTGCGAAGCGGAATTGTTCTGGACCTTTCGCTGGGCCGATAGCGCAGAGCACCCTGCGCGCGTCTTGCGTCTGTTTGCACGCGGGGAGCGTGAAGAGCATGTGTTTAATGATCTATTGCGCAAGGCTGACGTCACCGTGTGGGACGTTGATCCCGACACGAATCAACAGTGGGCCGTAGAGGCAGTTGGCGGCCATTTCGGCGGACACCTGGACGGCGTTTTGAAAGGACTGTCAGAAGTCATCGAGGCACTAGTGTCCGAGCAAAAAACGCACAACGATCGATCCTTCAAAGACGTGCGCGCGAAGGGTGTACAAAACAGCAAGCCCGAGCACTACGCGCAGATGCAAATTTATATGCACCTCATGTGTTTAGCGTTTGCGCTCTACCAGGCCGTGAACAAAAACGATGACGACCTGTATCTTGAGATCGTCGAACATGACGCAGCGTTCGCAGAACGATTGCTGGCGAAAGCTGAAAAAATTATTACGTCTGATTTCCCGCTGACACGCATCTCCGACGATGCCACCTTTTACAAATGTAAGTGGTGTGACCAGGCGGACGTGTGTCACACGCGGCGTGCCCCTCAAGTCAATTGTCGTACCTGTCGATGGGCGACACCTGAAATCGACGGTGACGCACGATGGTCATGTGGCAAGCACCACCGCGACCTATCGGTGGAGGACCAACGTGTAGGTTGCGACGGGCATAACTATCTGCCGACGCTTCTGCAATCTTGGGCCGACGTGATTGATTTTGAAGACGACTGGGTAACCTACCGCAGCCGACTCAATAACCAAGAATTTAGCAACGGGCATTTTGGGTACTCGTCGAACGAGATTCGGGCTGCGCACGATCTGCGCGCAATCGGAAACCCAAAGATCGATGAAATCCGTGAGGCCTTCGACGGTGAAATCAAATGGTAGGCGAGCCTGTTCCCATCCTGAATCTGCCGCCGGTTAAACGGTGCTGTAGATACTGCATGTCGTTTTTTTTCGGCAGTTGCGACCAGCACGGCGAGATTCCCGAGCACTTCATTGATCAGGTCAACGACTGCGCTTTATTTGAGGACCAACTCAATGCCAGATAAAAGGTGCGCGCATTGCGGCAAACGCATTCACAAGCATGTGCTGTGCGTCCGATGCCGTCGCAGCAACAATCATGCTGATCTCGAGAGCGCGATCGCCTCACAGATGCGCCCCTTCGTGACAATGCCCTGGCGCACCATGACGGATGAACAAATAACAAACTTATACGAATCGGACACTAACAGTGACAGCAAACGAACTTGATTACGACCGTTTGGGAGCGGTTATTGCACGCGAATTGATGCAAGGGCCAAAGGATGAGGACATCTTATGGACCAGTTATGAATGTGCGAAGTACCTCGGCATGTCGCACCGACACTTCCGTGATCGCGTGAGCAAGCGCCGAGGTTTCCCTACCAGTTGCGGCATTGGTAAAACGTGGCTACGCGCGGACGTCGTGCGCTGGGCGAAAAACAATTAGAGCAAGTCGGCAAGCTCACGCGCGTCCTTGTTGTAGTACGTCATTAGCTCATTGAGATTTGAGTGTCCCGTCACGCGCGCCAAGTCAAGCACATGTAATTTCTTTGCGAGGCGAGTCGTTGCCTCGTGGCGGGTATCGTGGAACACCAAATCTTCTATGCCGACCTTCTTGCACATCCTCTCGAAACACCGTTTCATCGTGGTGCTTTGCACCGGCATCAGCATCTGACTGTTTGTTGACTGACGTGCGGTCGTTACGAGCGTGCGTGCGGTGCGTGACAGGGGCACATCGCGCGCCTTAGAAGTTTTGGTAATGTCAGCAGGCAAATGAACGAAAGTCGGATGCACGTTATCCCAGCGGGTCTGTAATATTTCACCACCTCTCATGGCAGTCTCGATAGCAAAATCCATGCACCAACAGACCATCTGGCGGGTTGATACCAGCGGCTCTGCAGCAACGTAATCTGCGTCCGTATAAAACAGAGACAACTCGTCTTCAGTGATCCTACGGTCCCTTCCAGGCGACGATTCTGGCAGACGCAATAAATCTTTATCCCAAGGTATTTTGTCGATGAGGCTTAGTTGCTTCGCGCGCATAAATACACCTTGCACCGTATAGAAATATTTTCTAACGGTTCCGGGTTTCAACGTGCCTTTCATGTGCGAAATCCATGCGTTCATGAATTTCGTGTCAAAATCTTGGAGAAGCATCGTTGCCACGCCAAGATCAAATTTTTGCATGGCATGCACACTAGTTACGTGTTTCAAGGAATCAGGACTCTCTTGATATTTCTGGTATGCGTCACTGAACGTCACGTTCGATGGCACTTCCCCTCGATCGATCGCGACCAACTCAGCGACCCATTTCTGCGCTTCTTTTTTTGTAGTAAACGACCTCGACCGACGGCGTTTGTTTATTTGAATCTCAGCCTGCCACCGGTCGCCCCGCTTTCGATATGTGCCCTGCATGCGCCACCCCTTGTCGTATTTTGTCGTACTGCGGGGTGAGATTATGTGTATTTGAGCAGCAAATTGCGAGTGCTATTTACAGGGGTGACGCTCTAAGTGATTGATTTGCAGCGTTATGTGTAGAATTGAGAAATTGCGTGATGTATGTGCTACTCACCATTAGTGATAGCGACAACTGCATTTTTACTGACCTGTAGCCAGTCTTGTCGTATTCGTGTCGTAGCGAGAGGCGATAAATTATTGCGCTATGGCCTGTTGTTCCTGATTGAGCGGTGCAACCGATGCCCCTTGTCGACCGGCTTCTGAGCCAATCGCGTAGGGACTAGTGAGGGATTCGCCGACGAAAGGCAGTATGTTCCGTACGAGATCGGGCGCATGCCGTTGCACTGCGGTTACGATGTCAGGGTTGCCTTCAAGGTCTCTTCGTATTTTCGCTAGAGTTTGCGGGTCAGTCTCGGTCAAAATCTCAGCGACTCTCCCTGCCATCGCCCGTAAACGTTGATCATCGTGCATGCTGCCCTGACGACGCATGTTCTGCATCACCAAGTCTGTCATGCCAGTCGGTAGCTCTGTCGAAGTTGACGCCATGTTTCGCATCTGGTGGATCATCTCGCGACGCTGCGCGGTCATCGAATTTGTAGCGGCTCTCTCTGTCACCGCCATGTGCGATTCCCGCAACAGGTTGTCCATGAAAATGGTGAACTTCTTGTCTCCCTCTTCGCCTGCCGGGAAAGCGATCCGCAACAGGTCGCGGCTACGCTGCCGCTTAATTTGGTCGCGTGCAATGTTCGCAGTGTCCACTGACGTATCAAAGTTATCTTGCAGCTTCTGCAGCACGCCTAGCCTGAAGGCTTCTTTTTCGCTCTTGTTCATGCGCGACACTAAAGCACGTAACTCATCAACGTCTTCACTCATAAACTGTCTGCCCAGCAGCATTGCATTCTGTACTGCTGAGTCACCCGCGTAGATCGAGCGCGCTCTGGCATAGGAAGGATTTACAAAGTCTAAGAAGTCTAGGTATGCAGTTCTAACATCACGCACCGCGTTCACTTGCTCTGCACCAATGCCCTGTTGTGGCATCTTAGGGAACGCAACGTCGTCTATTCCCATTTTCATAAAATGCAAAAAACGAGTATTTATTGCGCTGACGGGGTTGCCGGTTTCGTTCACAATTTCACCAGACGGCAGCAGTCGTAATTTCATAGCGTCTGCATCGCCTTTGTTTGCAGCAATACGGATCGCTGCAGCATACGCATCTTGCATCGCAGGTGTTTGCATGAGCGCAATAAGCTCATCAGACATCGGCACATCTATCTTGTTTGCTGCACCATACAGTTTATCGGCGACCGACGATCGTGCAGCCTTCAACGCTTGCATGTCGTTGTAGAAGTTGGCGCGTTGACCGAATGCGTCCTGCAGAATGGTGCCGAGGCGTCCATTGCGGCCGGATTGCCGCTGGTTTAAATAGTCCATTGCCGTGCGTTTGCCAGGGCCAGGCAATGTGGCAATTGCGTCCATAAGCGCCTGACTGTTGAGACCAACGTCAGCTAGTGTAAATCCGCTACCTTGGTTTTTTAAAATTAGTTCGACTGCCTGTTCAGGTGTCAGGCCGTCAGCGGCAATCGTTTCTCTAATAAAGCCCTCAGCAGCCCGTTGACCTTGACGCGCCGCTTGCCCTCCTGACCTGGTCACTGCATCGTAAGCACCAGCAATAGGCTTGCCCAAAAGGTCAACACCGCCTTGTGTAGCGAGGCCCAACCCTGCGCCCAATCCTGCGCCGTACATTCTTTCAGATGAATCTACATCGCCTTCGCCGGCCATGTACCCTGAAATGGCTCCTTCTCCTGACGCGAGACCAGCGCGCTGCGTTGCGGTGCGCTTCGCTACTTCTCTACCGGCTGATGCTAGGCCAGAGCGTAGCACCCCAGCACCGCCAGTGAGTATGCCGCCACCGACTTCGAGGCCCAACGCCGACAAAGGATTTTCTTCTCGGTACTCATCCATCGGAATGCGTTCCATTGCGCGAGCAACGTCTCCAGGCGAATATTGTTCGTTGCCCATTTGGTTTAACGCTGTGGCAATTGTGTCCATCTTTGGATCAAAAAGGCCGCGAACATATCCCAATATTTCATCAGAACTGCTAAGTGATGCCCCTTGCAGTACTAGCCCAATTTCTGCAGGAGCGATACTACCGCTCCGTAAGCCGTTTAAAACGTTTTGGCCCGTTTCGTTGAGCTTACCGTCTTTTTCTCGTCGTTCTAGCGCTTGGTAGAGATCATTAATTTGCGTCTTGATACTCATCATCTCACCTATTTAGGGCCTACAAAAAGGGTGTCAACTAACTCGTCAACGTCTGGCTCAGGCGTTCGTAAAAGATTATTTGCCTGCGCTTTTAGCTGCATGATGCTTTTATGATTGAGGTAGTCATCCGACCGGCGAAGTGCTGCCAAGCCATCTCGCAGCCCAATGAGAAACTGCGTCCCATCCTCTTTGTACATTTTGATATTTTCTGTCTGATAAGCCTGTATAAATTGCTGAATCTTATTGGCTCGTTCGCGCGCCTGAAGTTCGACCTGGATGAGAATCATGTTCCCCTCTGGCGTGTTTTCAAGATTAGGCATGGTATCCAATATCAATTTCAGGTCAGTGTCTGTTGGGTTAGTGCCTAAACGCTTTACGCTGGGTATCGCGTATTGATTTGAAATTGCGTCAAACAACTTTAGGCCAGTCGGGTTTTCGACGTTGAGATTTAAAGCCAAACCATATTCGCGGAAGGCCTGTTTTATATTTGCCAGCTTACCCGTCGACACGACGTTCGGTGATCGCAGCGCTTCGTCGGTGAGAATGCTTTGCAGCAGCATAAGCATCGGCGCTGTCTCCGCGCGATTTTGCGCGTTCAAATAGGCAGCCTTTATAATGTTGTCGGCCTCTGTCCTATTTGTCTGAGATAATGCAATCTGATCTTGAGCTTGTCCCGTGGCTAGCTGACGTTGCCTGTCCAAATCAATCACCGACGCTGGACCGCGAGGATTGTCAATAAGTCCTGTTTCGTAAATCGCCGTCTGAACGTCTCCAGGAGGCGCAGCAATTTGTGTCATTTCTCCAGTTAATAGATTTTCTTGCACAACACTAAGTGTTTTGTCGTTAAACTTAGGTTCGCCCCGTGCATTTATCATAATGTTTTGCAATTGCTCCACGGAGAAGGCAGACAACCGATCTAAGGGCAAATTGAAGGGGTCTCTTGTAAGCATCATCAAAAGCTGTTGCCGCCTTAACTCATCTGTCACTATCTGTCTTCTGGCCACCTCGTTCGCAGCAACTTGACCTCGCACCCGCTCTTTTTCAAACACGTCTTTTAACGATTCGCGCAAGCCCAAGCTTTCCATTACTGGATTTGCTACCCCGTGTCGGAACACATTGCCGACCGCCTGTTGCAAATTCTCAGGGGGTTTGAATTCAAAAGCGCTCATGTCAGGTGCATTATTGGGTAATAATTGACTCTGATATTGATTCAGCAGCCTTGTATTCTGCGCGATCCGTTCTTCAATCGACAATGGTTGCTGCGCAGTTACATCATTGTTGACCTCAGCCATATGGTCCTCCAATTGCACGCTGCGCATCGTTTAAATAGTTAGGAAATTGATTTACAAACGACGGCTGCTGCGTCGGCGGAATAAATTGAGGCCGCTGCGCAGGTGGGACAAGCGTCGGTGGACGACTGGACACGTCTCCAGCCGCCATGAATTTTTGTCTTTTGTATTCTTCGTAGTCCTCTGGGTTCATCGCGAGCGCTAACAGATCATCGATATTCATCTGCTCACGCGCAAAATCGATTGGCTGAGTCATTATTTGATTTCCCATGTCGGCAACGTTGCTAACTGCATCTACGCCAGCATCAAGAGCATTTGCGCCGGCATCGAGTAACCCCGTACCGACATTCATCATCATGTTTCCGAACATTGTTTGTCCTTCTTACGATTTATCCGCCTAATGAAAGCCGCGTGTCGCGGCCACGCGAACTCGTCAGCGTCGGATTCGGAAGCATTCCAGCACCGGAGCGCAACACATCGAACATCTGGAACGGATACTGCTGCGCCATTTGGAAGCGGCGATATTCATCATCCAGATATTCTTGTCCGAATTGACGTTGCAGGTCGCCGACGCCTGTGATTGCGGCCGCATCGCCAAAGGTCATGCCGCGCAAGTCGCCACCTAAAGCTCCGAGTTGGTTGCCAGCGCCTAGCCGCAGTCTAGCGGCATCTAAGCCAGCGTTTTGATTCGCCAATGCTGCGCGAAGCGCAGCGTCTTGGTTACCCATGCCAGCCTCTAGGTTTGCTGCATTGGCAGCTAGGTTACTTGTTAGGTTCGACCGACCTGTTTCGGTAGCGGCTCGCAACGAGGCTTCCTGATTTGCCCGTGCAGCGTCCAAAGCAGCGGCATTTGCAGCCAAATTACTGCTTAAGTTTGAGCGGCCACTTTCTATGTCGCCTTGCAGTGCCATTTCTGCAGTTCGCGTCGCTGCGTCCAAACCAGCACGTTGATTTGCGAGTTGCCCCTGCAGGTCAGCTTGCTGATTCATGCCGAGCGCTTCCATCTGCCGCTGCACATCTGATTGCGCGAGTTGCGCCCCTCGATCATAGCCGGCGCTGCGCATCTGACTGGCAACGTTTCCGGCGCGATCCAAAGCCGCTCTGTTGGTTTCTGCGCCCAAAATGGCATGTCGATCACCGCCAAACGCGCCACCCGCGACGGCTTGCGCGTCGTTGGACTCTTGTTGCATAAGCCGCGTCCGCTCTATGTCACCCATTGCCGCGTCTATCGCTTGCGTCTCAAACGGGTTCATGTATTGGCTCATGTCCTGACCTGTAAACTGCGCAGCAGTAACGTCTTCAGGATTAACGGTCGATTCAGTGATGGTGCCTGTTGTTATATCAGTCGGCTGATATGCGCCTGGCGCAGTCACGGTGCCAGCAGTAATCGTGTTAGGTTGGTATGCGCCTGGCGCAGTCACCGTTCCTACGTTGACATTATACGGCTGATAACCTGCCGCGCTCCGTGTCGCCGCAATCGCATCACGCATCTCATCCTGCCCTACGCCGTAGCGCGCGGCATCTACAGTGCGCTGCATCCCCTCCTGCTGAAAAGGACTCATCGGTGCAACCGTCGCGCCACCGTAAGGGTTGTAAGGCGTCTGACTAAGTTCACGTCCGCTTTCGAACGTGTCCATAAGAATCCCCTTTATTTCGGGGTCCATGGTTTGGTCACTTGAGTTTTTGCTTTTCCCGAAACTCATTTCAATACCCTCCGAAATATCGTTGAGGCGAATAATTCAAAATTGGCGCAAAGCCGCGACCGCGTCCGTAGTTAAAACGTGGCGGAGCCACTTGCGAATATTGTGGCGACGACGGGTAGTAGCCGCCGGGTGAGAAACTTGCCGGTGGTGCAGGCAGCGGTGGTGTAACTGGTGCCGCCGTTGGTGTAACTGGTGCCGCCGTTGGTGCAGGCAGCGGTGGTGTAACTGGTGCCGCCGGTGGTGCAGGCAGCGGTGGTGCAGGCAGCGGTGGTGTAACTGGTGCCGCCGGTGGTGGTGCCGCCGGTGGTGGGGGCGTAACCGAGGGGGGCGTCGGGGACGATGGAGGCAGCGGCGGCGTTATTGGTTGCGTAGGGTTGCCCCCTTGCGGCGCTGTTGGGTCGAACGTGCCCACATTAACCTCAGGTGTGCTATTTGGGTCTTGCTGTTGCTGATCTTGAGCAACGATAACCTCGGGAGGCACACCAGCTTCTGCGGCTCGATCAAGCACGCTCGCGCCATACTCAGTCGTATGGTCGGGATACGTTGTTGTTGGTGGCGGCGTGGTTTCACCCGGCGTCGGGCCGGGATAATAGCCGGTCGGTCCACCACTGTCAGTGAACTCTATGCCTGCCTGATAGTCGCTACCAGGCGCGGTTGGCGCTGACGGGCTGACGCCTGTGTCTGGCCTTGGCGTGTAGACCGGATTAAACTGCGCCGGTGGTAGATACGGTGCAGGTTGCCCGCCTCCTGGTTGGTTGTATCCGCCAGGTATGTTGTACCGATTGAAGTAGCCAGGCATTGGCTGCTGCACCTGGCCGAACGAGCCGTACATATCTTGCATTGGATTGTAGCCGCCAGTGGGCGTCGACCGAGGTTGACCGTAAAGGTCCGCAAATGAGTTGCGCGCTGGCTGCTGAAACGGAGACGGCGTAGGTTGAAACGACGGCGGTGACGGCGGGGTATATCCAGGGAAACCGTTAAAACTAGTACCCCCACCCACTAGTCCACCTGGCCCACCAGCCTGCACCCTGCCTCCGCCAGGTCGGAATCCATAACCAGGTCGCATGCGAGGGCGACCGAATTGGGTGCCCATACTTGAGCCAGGGTTAGGCGAAAACATGCCAGGCTGCGCAAAATTTACAGGCTGTGATCGACCTGACCCGCCAGCGCTTTTTGATGCACCCATTATTGAACTTCCTTAAACATCGTGACGTGGCTTACTTTAAAATCTAGGTCGGCGAGCGTTTTCTGCCAGCCCTTCCTACCAGATAAGGTTATAAATTCAGCGCTGAGGCGTTTCGCAAATTCAACGAGGCTGCTATCGAAATTTTTAATTTCCAAAAGGTTGCCGGCCGCGAGAAACACATGCACCGCGCGTACCTGCGGGTATTCGACAATCTGTGTCACCAGCGCGCTACCTGCGGCCGGCCAGAATTGCATGTCGCCTGTGCTGACGGCCTCGACCACATCCTCAAACGTGTGTGTGCCACCTGAAAGATCAAGTGCCGACTGCAGCATCTTCCGATAGGGCAGCATTGCTTCTAGAGAAGTCTTCGCAGCCAAGCTCGCATCAACGTTAATCGTCATAGCGCAGTTGCTCCAAGGTTTCCTGAGTTGTCGACCGTGATTGAGTACCGCGTGCCGTTAGGTGATTTCAAAATCAACCTTGCGTCTCCCACCTCAACATCCTGCAATCTTTTGTGATTTAACTGATCCTCTTGCTCTATCGTTGCGAAGGCTTCGCGCAATTGCGGTGCGCTGTAATCGTTAGCTACAGTCGGCAGAATCATCTGCTGCTCCCTGGCACTACATCGAGCCGCATCGTTCCGACACGCCAGTCGGTGGTTTTGGCAGCCTCAATGCGCATGCTGACTTCGCGGCCTTGGAAGCGCACCGACGTCGGGTTAGCCATTGTAAATGGACCGTGTGATTCTTCCGTGGCGTTAGGGAAATTGCGCGTTTTAAACGTCGCGCTTACGTCGCCCTGTGTTTTCTCGTCAGGAATTAAACTGCGTGCGACCATCAGCCGATCGCCTTGTCCAATCTGAACAGGTCCGCTTTCAACGAATATCGTTTCATCGTCGTATTGGAACCCGATCTCGTGCTCATATAGGTACCCATCACTAGATGCATAATTTGGATACGAGAACACGCCGATGTCTGCACCAGCGGTGCGCGACATGGAGCCGATTGACCAGTGGTTTTCTCTAAAATTCCACGCGACGTAGCGATTGTTTTCAAGCGAGTCGCTTGACGGGTAGAACCAGATGACTTCGTTGAACTGTGCGTTCAGTACTGCAAAGCACTTGCTCCGCTGATCTTTATTCATGTTTGAGAACACAAACTCAGAGACGGTCGAAGTGAGACTACGCACACCGCCGCCGTCGTACATAAAAAAGCCGTTGTCACCCATCCAACACGCGAACGTGTCCGCTTGCACACTGGCGTTGGCGCTAATCGCACCGCAACCAGTGCCGACTTTATTGAAGCTGAATACGAATGGCGGTCCTGTGTACCTTGCTACGTGCGCGTCGGTCGATGTGATGATCAGCGTACCGCCACGCACTCGTTGTCCTGTGACAATCTCACCGACCGTGTTCAGATTAAATCCGCCGGCTTGGTTGGTCGCTGCTGCGGTCCACACAGTGTTGTTCTCTTGATCGCACCATTCGACTCGATCGCGTTCGCCGCCAGCGGCTAGCGCAAACACAAATCGCTCTTCAGTGACAATGATCGCAGCGTTATTGGTTGGCGCGTTTGTGACCACTGCCGCCACGTTGCTTGTGTTGTTTGCCCACTGATAAATTTTGCCGTCTGTCGAGCTACAGCCGAGTAAATATTCGCCCCAAGTATCGAGGCTCCAAGTGGTCACTGGCGTATATGGGCCGGTGTCAGGTCGCGGTGTCCCCCATTCGCTGGCCGACCAGGTTAACGCACTCCAGCCTAAGTTCTGCACAGCATTGGCGGTGCCTGTCGTAAACGACGCTGGCGTGATGTCATGTATTGCGTTCGTTTGGTCTACGACATAGAGCTTGCTCTCAGTGCCGAGTGCGGTTCGCCGATTGCCGCTATTGTCTCGATAGGTAATCAGCGCGCGTGAGATTCCAGTAAACGTGCTGGCCGTGCGCTTGCGCCATCCGCCGAATGGTTGCAGCGAGCCTTCGTGCCAGCGCACGAGATTACTATCGTTCCACGAATTGGCTTGCTGCAGGTTCGTGCCAGATTTTATGACGCCAGGCGGTATATCGAGTGCGAGCAACGGCATCAGTAACTCCAGATAGCAGGATTAGGAAAACCTTCTGCCATATCAAGATGGATGAAGCGCCCACTCCCTTTCTGTTGTACGCCGACGCGGCTAAAGCCCATATTGAGCGATTCGCGTAAAACGGTGATGGCCTGTTCGCCAGTGACTGCAATGTCCACTGCCTGGCCGGTGGTATGTGAGCCTAGTCGCTCTTTGCGAATCTCAATCGGATGATCGGGGCAGCGATAGCCGCTGCTGATCAAAAACGGGAACTGACACTCGTGCCTGAGTTTGTCAATTGTCCGCGCGAAATCGAGATCAATGCCATCTGCGCCACAGTGCTGACATTTAAATTCATCAACCTTGAAATACGTTAAATTCATTTGGTGACGCCCTTCACCTTTTCAAATCCGCGAATGCCTGACATTCCAAGCATTCCCAGCATCACGGGGTAGAGCAGGTCGGCGTTGACCGGCGGCACATCAAACCAAATGCTTAAAACAGGCTGCACAATCACGTTGTAGGCTAAACCAATCCAGCAAACGTGGCCGATCGCAGGTCGCCAACTCGATTGAAACCAGTTGCCGACTGCCTCTGTTTTGTTGAGCTCAATTTGCGCGAGCGCTTGCTCCTGCGCGTGGCGTTCCGCCAAGGTCGACAACTCAAACGCGATACGCTGCTTTTCTCCAGCATCGGGAATGAATTTGTCGATCAGCTTGGTGGCTGGGCCTATGAGTGAATCTAGAATTGGCATCAGGGCACCGCGACAATCTCAGGCTCTTCTTCAACGCGAGATTGTTTGACTCTTTGTTTGTACAGATCGATCAGTGCGTTTAGCTCATCAAGTCGTATCATAAGTTGCTTCGATTCAATGCTCAGTTCGACAAGCCGACTAACGACAGTCTTCAACTCTGGATCAAGGCTTTCGATCGAAATAGTTTCACCATCTATCACAACATTCTCTATTGATTCATCCATGCTACGTGCCCTTTAAAAAAGTCTAAGAAAAATAAACATTGCGACCGAGACGAATAGGGAACAACCAACGGCCATGCCGAAAAGTTGTCCTACGAACATCATCATCTCGTTGCGGTCTCGTTGACGCTCTTTTGCAGCCGCTAGCTGCCGTTGTTGCTCCTCCCGTTGTTCCGTCATGATATGGTTCATGTCGTGCAGCACGTCGTGCAACCCAGCCATCTTCAAGTGTTCTGTGATATTTCCCTGCGCGGTCGCAATGCGTTTCCGTGTTAGCGCAATATCGAGCGCTTCCTTTTGCGTTAGTTTCCCCGCTTTTCGAGTTTCTATCTCGTTGATCTTGCTGTTCGCGTCGGTGAGGCGACCGATGTAACTCGTTAGCGTTGCGACATGATTGCCAGATTTCTGAACGGTATCGACAATGCTGTTCACCGTCGCGAGAACGGCGACTATTTCTGCGAGTGGCATTCATCCTCCGAGCATTAATAGCCAAGTTGACACTCCCGTCGTCACTACTGCGCTGCCAAGTAGCCATGCGATCTTTTCCCAGCGGTCGGCGTGCGCGTCAGTTTGCCGGCGCAGTTCCGATAGTTGTGTGACGACCTCACCGTATCGCTCTCCGCATTCACGCTCATGCTTTGCAATTTGTTCCAAAGCCTTCAGTGCTAGATTTCGTTCCTCTTTTGTCATTTGTTTTTTTGCAGCGTGTTATTGCGAGTAATCAACAACTACCAGGGAACACCTTCACCTTCCGTAGGGTTTTTTTGTTCCGCAATTTGTGCGGTCAGTGACGCTTCAATTTCACTTTTATTGACCTCAGCAAACACCCATCCAAGAACGGTAGATTCGGTTAAGTCAGCATACGCCACAAAATCTGATGCTGAGGGGTCTGGCGTAAAGCTACAAGATCCATAACTTCCTGCGGCATACTTGTTGTCACCTACAGTTTCAATGTCTCTAACGCGCCAGTGTGCAACCGTTACTCCCCCGTCACTAAGGTCGCGGTCCATTGTTTTGATTTCCCAAACTGCTGCCATTTTTAATTCTCCTTAACTCTCAAATACTAATTTTTCGCCGCTCATTTTTTCAAGAACTCGAATTGCCTTGAGCATATCGACATTAATTCGCTTGCCGTCTTTCTCCGAGAAATACGACCATGCCATGTCCTCACTTGGCCCTTCTGGGATCAGATCGAAATTATGTGGAGATAGTGTGGTGACGTTACCTGCTTCGTCCCGAACTTTTAATTCGGAGGATGAGCTAACATCCTCAGCGTATAGGACCACTCCGTTTGTTTCGCTTGAGGCCGGAGCCGTCCCATTGTGCAATGCAATATTGCCTGTAACATCTAATTTTTGCGTAGGCGCGGTATTATTTATACCGACGTTCCCTGCCTGTGACACGAATAGCCCAACCGTTCCTGCTGCATTATCAACCCGTAGAGCAGGGTCGGCGTTATCAGTTCCGTCAACATCGATTAGAACACCGTAGCCGGTTGCGTGGTCTTGTGAGAAGCGAGCAACATACCCGTCATTGGTATCGTCGTTCACATGAAGGCGAGATGTAGGCGCCGTAAGCCCAATTCCCATATTTCCAGTCGGACCATCTATAGTCATCAAAGCAAGATCGTAACTCGCCGTGGCTCCTGTATGTGAAGTCGTTGCTTGC